GAACTCAACCTGACAATCTACTTTGCCAGGTCACCCTACCATTTTCCCTACGAAGTTATCCTCGGTACTTACGGTGTGGTGATATCCCACTTGTGTACTTGAGCTCCATTCCTGAAGCCGCAGTCTCCTCAACACGAGGGAAACCACTTTATCCTACTTTCGTAGTTTATTTAAGGACCATACACGGCCCATTATCATTTATTAGTTATCATCATCCCGAAGGATTACTTTCACCAAATGGATAATCTTTTTGTTTCAAAGAACGTCTCGGACATTTCCGATTTGTTTTACAAACTTACGACTTTTTTTTCAATCTGTCAAGTAATTTGTTTTATTTTTTTTGAGACTTGTATCTTAATCGTTCCCTCTCTCAAATCTTTTACAAACTTACGGCGAATATTCCGTAGTGTCAAATAAATATATCAAAAAAATCAAAAATTTAACACATCAGTTAAAACTTCCTTAATGCCCGATGACATAGTAAGTCCTTTAATCTCATCTAAAGTCATATAATCACATTCAGTATGTTCAAAACCATCTACAGCATTCTCTAAATCAGGAATGATTTCAGTATCAGTTTTAAAAATAAAAACATGTAAAATACTTTTTATATTTCCTAACTTATTATAACGATTAATCCTAACTAAAGGTTTAATAACACCATCAACTGAAACACCCATCTCCTCATAGAACTCTCTATACGCAGCATCTTTGGGGTCTTCACCCTCATCTATACCACCCATAGGTATTGCCCACTTTGATGGTTCATCAATATCCTCAGTTCTCTTACAAACCAGACATTTATCATTTACTTTCACAATAATTCCCGCACTTTCTTTCATAGAAATATTTATTAATAAGTATGTTGTTAAAAATAAAAAAAAATAGTTTCAATGTCAAAGTATTAATTGAAAGTTCTGAGACCAGTCAAGGTATGATGAACAAGACTTTTGACGATTTTGACGGTATGTTGTTCATCATGGGTGATGGTTCACATAGTTTTTGGATGATGAATTGTATCATCCCTTTAGACATTATCTTTATTGATAAAAACTTTAAAATCAATAAGATACATCACTACTGTGAACCATGTGAGGTTCAACCTTGTGAAAGGTTTGTAGGTAAAGGAATGTATGTTTTAGAACTTGAAGGTGGTACCTGTGAAGATTTAGGTGTTACAGAAGGACAGGTTTGTGAGTTCTTTAAATAAATTACTTACTTTCTTCAATCTTTTGTTGTAAAACATTCACAAATTTATTTTGTAACATTTTCAAAAACTTTATATAAGGTGAATCGTCTTTTTCAGAATCATACTTGTACTTCCCTTGTGGTGGTCTTTTACTTCTTCCAATATAGTTTAAACCAGATACATTTGTAATACACTTGTGTCCACCTGAATTGGCTTGGATAACTTCCCATACAGGAACTGAAACACCATCTAACACACTCCATTCTTCTTCAGTCAGTTCAGTTGATTTCTTTTCCATTAAAGATTTAATATCCATAAGTGTTTCAACACCATCTTTCTTATCCAAGTATTTGTCTCCGTATATTGCTGCGAAATCCTTAAATGTAAATCCAACTGATTCTTCTTTAGCCGCAGTTTCAGACACCCACTTAATTGTTGAAAGTGGTATTTGTTTTTCTTTAAGTTGTCCTTCCCAATGTGATAATACTTCTTGAGCAATCTCACCCAAATTAACACCTTTAAGTTCTCTTTCCTTTTTAAATGGATTACACGATGCCTGTAATAAACCAAGTGGCCAAGCAATAACTAAAAAGTCAGCCTCAGGGTTGTTTCTAAATGGGGTGTATCTGTCATAAGACCCAGGTCTCATCATACTTCCACCACCATACTGAACGATGATATTATCTTTAACCTGAACATTTTTATTCCCTTTCATCGTCTGAACATAATCTTCTTTGTTCTTCTCTAATGAAGATATGTCAGCGTATCTATTTGTCTTCATTAGTTCCTTAATCTTATTGAAGATTGAAAGTATTGAAGGTTTACAGTCTAACACTAATGTCTCTAAAAACCCTGGTTTGTTTTTAAACGCTAATAGTAATTTGTTTGTAACCAGACCTAATAACATTCTATTTTCTTTAGCACTTTTTTCTTTTGACGTTCCGTATACATAATTCATTACCATTTCAGGTGTGATGTTTTTGGAAGCGTAATCCGCACTATCAACCATAGATATAGTTGCCACATCTTCAGGTGTAAAAATTTCAGATGCCGGAACAATCTGTGAAAGGGTTTCGACATTTGAACGAGCCCCTCTGAACTGAGTTGACTTAGTTTCGTCAGCTCCGGCTTGTCTATCATGATGGTCTGTATGAACTACAAACATTGGTTTTCCGTGAGCGAAGTCTACTAGTACCGGCATAATTTCACCTTCAGCATCTGCTTTCTTAACGGCAAATTCTTTATCACCATATTGGATTACTTCAACATCAACAACTTTGATTCCGTTGTCTTCCAAATACTTTTTCATCGCTAATGCAGTTGCAACACCATCTAAATCTTGGTGAAAGTATATCTTTGCTTTTTTGTATCTATCAGAAAGTTCTCTTATGTTTCTAATACCACCTTCGGAAATTATCTTTTTCATTAATAATAAATATAATAGTAAAAAAAAAGTTCATCATTATGATGAACCTTTTAAAGTAAAAAAGTAATATACCTCTATTTTAAAGTTAACAAGTATTTCAACTGGTTAATTTCTGCTAACATCTCATCACGGATGTTTAATAAATCCGAATCCATCTTTGGGTCATACTCTTCAGACAATCCCACCAAGTATTCACATACTGAACTAACATATTCTGTTAAGTCAAGTTCTTCAATATCACTACCACCTAAACTATATCCACCTGTAAAAGTTGGTCTTCCGTGTTTACCCATACAAACTTCAACAAACTTATCAATCAAATCATCAAGTGAATCGTAAATACGTCCATAAGCCCCATGTCTTGAAAATGATTTTGTTTGCCAGTGTAGTATTCTAAACTGAGTTTGTGTCTCTAATAAAAATTTAATAATCTCTGAATTTTTCATCATAATATTTTATTATAAATATACAAATAAATAAAAAAACGGAGTTTACTGAACTCCGTTTTCAAATTGTAACTTCTGTTGGCGCTTTTGGTCAACAAAACTTTGTATTCGTTGTTTAGCAATTTCACAATAGTTTTCACTTAATTCAATACCAACCCATCGTCTATCATGAACAACTGCCGCCACACAACTAGTTCCTGAACCATTGAAGGGGTCTAATACCACATCATTTCTGTATGACAATATCTTGATTGCCTTTTCGGGAATATCCATGGAGAACGTCGCCTTTGTTAGTGTACGGGTGTCAGCAAAATACTTCCATTGTCCAAACACCAATTCCATAAACTCTTTCTTATCTTGTTCAGAATAAGCAACTTTATTCTTCCCTTCTTCAGTTAGATAAGGTACTCCTTTCCATTGGGGTTCACCTTTTACTTTCTTAATATGAACTTTCTTGTACGCCAAGATAACACACTCTTTTGGGTTATAAATATATGGCGAAGACGGACTCATCCAAGAACCCCAAGCGGTTGTTTTACTTCTATGAGGACTATCTTCTTCCAAGTCAACAACACCAAAAAACTTAAACCCAATCTCCTTCATGACCTGATAAAACTCGGAAACAAAAAAAACTCTACCACCTCTATCTTGTACATTAACCTCATAAGGAATATTAATTGCTACCCTACCATCGTCTTTCAATAGTCTATATGATTCAGTTAACCAATCTTTAGTCCAATCCCAATAATCTTCCATTTTTAAATTATCTAAATGTGTATCATATGGGATATTACAGTTGTAAGGTGGGGATGTTACAATTAAATCCACCCATCCTTCGGGCATATCTTTCATCACCTCAATACAATCTCCGGTAATAACTTTATTAATATAATTTTCAATCATTCTGTAATTTTTCTATCTTTTTTTCAATATACCATATAGCCTTCTTCAGGTCCTGAACCACGTTTTCTTTCTTACCAGCTCGTGATAAGTATTTAACTGCGTTACCTAAATAAAAATCTTTATCTAAACCCCAAGCATCAATAACTTTTATCGCTTCGTAAACATTCGACGCTCCCCCATAATGGTCGGGATGGTTAACCATTTCTTTTTGTTCTGACATAATATTCTTTTCCATATTTACTTTCTTCAAGTATACCCTCACTCACAAATTTTTCAATTCGTTTTCTTGTTTCGTCGATTCCAACTCGTAGGATATAATCACAAATGTAATTAATATGAACTGGTTTTTCAAGTTTTCTTAACAGAACTTCATTCAGGTCTATATTGTTTCTCATATTCTTTAAATTTAATTTCAATT